CTCATCGACGTACACAGCACCAGCGCAATACTGCAATAACTTATTGGCAAGTGTCGCTGCGCTCAATGCTTCAACTTCAGACTCCTCAAACTTCAAATAAAGTTTTTCTTCAAGAAGTTTATAATTGTTCATTACAGCAGGTGCTAATTCAATTTCTTCATATAATTCAATGTAGTCTGGCATTTCAAGGTAATCGCTGGTTTCCATTGATATGGTAAATGGCGCTATCAATGCTTCAATTTTCTTTTGTGAATCTTTGCGAGGGGTATATTTGTAACCGCTGTAATCCTGTTCAAAGAATCGGCTTTTATACATAGTCATAGTTCGCCCAAGCGCTTTTCCGTTATCTACTAAATAGCATTGTGACCACAGGTCAAGCAAACCATTGGGCGAAGGTGTGCCTGTAAGAAGGGTAATGTAGTGAACATAAGGTAATGCTTTACGCAGTGCTTTGACACGTTTGCTTTTATCGCTTTTAAAACTACTCGATTCGTCAATGACCACCATTTGAAAGGGGAATTTATCCCTGTAATGCTTCACTAGCCAGACCACGTTTTCTCGATTAATAACATAAACATCCGCATCATGGTGCAAGGCAGCTAGGCGCTTTTGCTCTGTGCCTGTACATATTTTGAATTTTAAATCTTTGAGATGTTCCCATTCCTTTGCTTCTTGCGCCCAGACGCTATTAGCTACTCTCAGTGGCGCAATAACAAGTGCTTTGGTAATCACACAAGCATCAATTAAATCGTGGATTGTAGTGAGCGTAGAAGCTGTTTTCCCCATCCCCATTTTAAGCGCACAAAGTGTTCGCTCTTGTTCAATTTGAAACGCGGAGGTTCTGACTTGGTAATGACGGAGTTCTGCTCTAGTGCGCATAATCGCCTTCCACTGGTAATCGATAAAGTAATAGGGTGTCTACACTTTCTTTTGAGTCAATGACATACACATGAACACCCATCTCACGTCGTCTTTGATGATCGCGTTCTTGTGCTTCAGTAGCTTTCTTTTTAGGCGCTTTGCATTCAACAAAAAATATCGGCTGAAATGGTAAAGTAATTAAACGGTCTGGGACTGAGCGACGATTGGGCGATGTAAACTTCTCGCACGTTCCTCCAACCTTTTTGATTTGATCGCACAGGTATTTTTCAATTTCTTTTTCAAGCATTTTTATTCCTCAATGTAAAATAAACTCAAACGAAAAAATTATCGTGAGTTTCTATTCTTTGTAGCCAACACCTTTTAACACTTCATTTGCCTTAGTGTAGTAATAATAAAAATTAACATCCTCTGGAAAAGCATTTGGCAAATTCATCAATGGACGACAGCCTTGTGACATCGGGACTTTGTTTCCATTCTTTGCATAAACAAGTGACATATCAACAAGACCTAAATCGCAACTGTGATAAAAGCGAACTGCTTTACCAAGATACTCCCCTCTAAACAATGCGCCACCGGTAACTCTGCGAACTGTGACAAACTTTCTAATGTCCTCACAATCGGTAATTGTCTTTTCAATTGGCGTTCCGTTAGCGATAAATTCAGCAACGGCTTCATAGATGAGTAAGCCGTCGGGGTTTTTGCTCAGTGACGCTTCACCAAAGCACCCTTTGCATTTAGTTTTACCATCGAGCTTCACAGCGATATAGTTATTTACATCACGCGACGCGAGTTCACGGTAATCGGTTTGCTCTAGCGTGTAGCTGGTTTGAATCTCCCAATTGAATAGAATATCTTGGAGCGTAGGTATTTGGCTTTCGTGGTAATACGTCACAATCCCATCGGTGTTTGCACTAACTACGCGAATACCGTTTAATTCAAGTTCTTCAATCAGCATAAGTAGTGATAGTTGACCTGTGATTGTTGTTTGCAGAAGTAACTGCGGTGAGTATAAGCTACTGTATTTACTACCAAATTTTCCAAAACTCCCGTTGAGTACGATTTTAAGTGTATCGGCAGTAACTTTATCGCCTGTGTGTTTCGCTGTAATACGTTTCTTTACAATCTCTCGGTAAAGATTAAGAAAATTTTCTCCCATTGATTCTGGAAATAACCTTTGATGCAAGATAATTGATGGGTAATAACTAGCCACATCAAAATCAGATAGAAAGTAACCACTGCTGGTTTTGATGTGTTGCTCAACTTCGCGTGAATGTAATCCACCGATTCCCATTTGATATGAAGCATTGCCGATTTTAATAGGTTCGCTTAACCATTTAGGCAATTCAACACTACCGTTATCTTTTAGCGTAAAAGTTTCATAAATTAGCTGGTCAAAAATGTCGCAGAGTTCCTGTGTTTTAAACTGAATAATATCTGGATTTCGATAAGTAAACGTGTATTTATCATCAAACTTTGTGGCACGATAATGCTCGCCAGTTTTCTCGTAAAGTTCTGATTTTATAATAGTTTCAGCAATTTGCGCATCGGATTTTGAATTAAGGTTGATGCCATATTGTTGCGTCATCTCTTTGCGCAAGTCTATCTGCCCTTTGAGCTTGTCAAACAGTTCACCTGTAACTTGCGTATCGTTTCTGCAATACTTGCGCATCAAACTACGCTCAGTATCTTTTATTAACGCATTAGGATCAATTGGCAAGTCTTGCATTTTCTGCGTGTGAATACGTCCACCGTAAATTTTAAGCGATGCCTGTCCAATGGGGATTTCGATAATGTCGATATGTTTATCGTAAGTGGGGACTTGGAGGTTATGCTCTTTGAGTATCTGCCAAGTAACGCGCTGATCTGTGATTATTTTTGTGGAAAGTTTGTGTAATTTTGAGCAATCCCATGCGTCCAATGCGCCATGTATAACAGGTATATCGTAGTTTAACCCATTGAATGAAACGGTTTCATGATTAAGAAATAGGCGCTGTATCTTTTTGGCTTGCTGCTCATTTAACTTTGCATCTTCGCCAAATAATTCTATTTCAAGCGATGTACCTGTTTTGTGGTTAACGGCTAAAAATAGCCAATAGTTTTTATAACACTCAGTGTCAATAATGTAAGTATTCATAGGGGTGTCCTATTTGTGAATATAAAAAAACCGACAATCTGGAGTAACAAATTGTCGGTGAGGTCTTTAGGTGGAGCTTGAGGTTTTAAAAGTAAGTTTGCTTGATTTTATAAGAGTGAACATATAAAGCTACTGACTCATACCTTTTTTGGGTCTATGAGGACACCCGCAAACTTACTTTTAAAAACTCAATTAGGCGACACGCATACGCCAATATGCGTGTCTAGGATTTAATGCAACACACTATACACTCGAAATATAGTGTGCTTAAAACATTCAACAAAAGCCAATAGCTAAATAATCAGTTTAACTATCACTAAAAGCACTGTTTACTACCCCACTACAATCAGTTCTAATCTTCCCTATGTAGTTAGTGAATTACCGTCACCGGTAATCTCAACCCGAATCGAGCGCGTAGCTAGTGCGCTTTACCGATATTAAAGGCTGCAAGGTTGCGAATTGCGGTACGCTACAAGCAATGCTTTTAGTGATAGTGCTTGTCTTTCCAAGCTGTCACAATAGTAATCTCAGTATTCGTCGCTGTACTTTCAAGCGATCCCAAGTCTCCTATTTCTGAGCGTCTGGCCATTACAGGTGCGCTGTGCGCGTACTATCAATAATCAACTCTCTTACTTATACATTTCGATACGTTGTACACCGTATTCTACCTGCGTCTTGAGCCAACCCGATTGGTCGATTCCAACATCGCCAATCCTTTATATCTGGTTCACGTTTGGATTCTTGCCAGCCAAGGTTGTCAATTCTTCGTAAAGTTGATTATTGATAGTGCTTGTCTTTCCAAGCTGTCAATTAACTTTTACGATGTTAATCCAATCGTCTTTTCACCACACTGAGGACACAGAGTATTTAGAAATCATCTTCTTCTGATTCGTCGTCAAAGAAATCAGCGCTTGCGACTTTAGCATCAGAGAATGGATCGCCATCTCTCTTGAATTGAACACCAAGGAGATTACATAGAATTTGGTTACCGCCTCTTTTATGACTTGAATACCAGAAGTCAAAAATGGCGTTTACATAGCACCCAGCATACACCTTGTTATCTTCTTCTGTAATAGGTGAGCGGTCTTTATCGAATACTGGAATGCGTTTATTTGATGTGCCTTTAAGCGACATCATGTCATCATACCCTTCAATGCCTTTTTTATCCCCATCTTGAAAACAAGTGATAACTAGGTTTTTGGGCGCACCGCTGGGAAATGTTTGCGCAATAAATTTATCAATTGCGGCTTGGGTAATTTTATGGTTTTTGCTGTTTTTTTCCATCAAAAAATTTGCTTCGAATTTGGTTTCAACCTTATCGAAAACCGCTTTACGAAACAAAGATGGAAAACTTAAACGAACATCACCTAATTTAATTTGTGTATCTGACATTTTGACCTTCCTGCCTTATGGCTATATGGGATTATGGGTATATGGGATTTAGGTGAGGATGGGGTATTGATAAATCGCCTATTAAGTGATTTCCCATCCTCGTTTTAACTTAACCGGAGAGATAAGTTGAGTTAAGTTTAGATTGATTTATTACTTGTGTCAATCATCAAAATCAGAAAAATCATTTGCAGAAACTGACAACGATTTTCTGGGATCACTTTCTGGTACAACAGTCGGTTTACCCGATTTTTTAACTATCAGATTTTCAAAGTCTTTTATGTTTTTCTTGCCTACTAACTTCTCGAATTTAGCCACTGAAATAAAATTCATTTCGTAAAGTTCCTCATCAGTATGATCAATTCGTAGCGCACTTTCTGCTTCGTCAATATCTGCCCAATCGCGTGAACTGCGACCTTCAACAAGTTTGTAGCCGGTAAACCCATTGCCCGATTCTAAGCGCTCTCTGACGTGTTCTTCAATGGCATTTAGCCAAGATTTAATCAGTGTTGCGCTACTCAGTGCAAGGTTAAGCTCTGCGTCGGATAACCGGTTTACACTTGGTAACTCGTCGAAAAAACCAAACTCGTTTTGAATGGCATTTTCTGTGTAGCGCATAAGCTCTGGGCATCGTGCTTTGTGCTTACACCATAGGCATTGCTTCTCACCAGCAGTCAGCGGGGCGTTTTCCTGCATAGCCAATTCTGCTCGCTCTTTTACCCACTCACCAAATGCTAGTAACTCATCGATACTTATTGTCAATTCATCAATATGGTCTAGTCGCGGTTGGTAGATAATCATTGTGATGGTCTTGATATCTTCAAGCATACCAAACTCGCTATAGACTCCTAGCGCGTAGATTTTAGTTTGCGTAGTATCAGCATAGACTTTCACGCCTTTACCGTACTTCAAGTCGATAATTGTTACGTTATCGTCATTTAGAATGATGCAATCGGCTGTACCAAAACCGTCCTGCGCGTACTCGCTGTAGTCGAGTTTCTGCTCATAGATTTTATGCCCTTTGTGTTCTGCAATGAAGTCCATGTAATCATTTACATGGTGGCACATTGTCTTATCTACCGTTATCCAGTTCGTTTCGGGCAATTGCTTACCTTCAAAATCAAACGGATTGAGATCACCTTTCAAGCATATCTCTGCAAGCTCATGCGCTGCCGTGCCTTCGTCCGCAAATGCGCTACGGGATTCTTTGTAAGGCTTTTGCGCTGCGACGCTACCGGAACAGTATAGCCAAGTAGCGCTACCACTTGCGCTCAGTAAAGAGTGTTTAGGCGCTTCTTCATTAGACATTTTGCTCACCTTTGCGCGAAATGTAAAAATAATAATGAGCGTGTTTTTTAGATACAGTTACAATGTCATCATTATAAAAAAAGTAGCAGGTTGCCTTTGTTTTACAATGAGATTCATTTGACCAGTAAAGTTCATCAACCGTGTACATAAGTGGATTATCAATACATTCACTTATTTTTATTAAATCATCAATAGTCGGAATTTCCCATCCATCTTCTTCGTTTATCATAGCGGCATGCCAATCGCCACAATATTCTTCGCCAATATAAAAATCTAAATCTTTTACATACTTTTCAGTGTCCACTGAACACGCAACCTTTGATCGCAACATATCTTGCAATTCAACTAATTTACGTTTAGTTTCCTCATGCGTCACTGATTCGAGAATAGGGCGAATCTCACATATAGCATCCAAAAGTTCATATCTTTCAGTTACAGTTAATACAAGATTAGACATTGAAGCTCTCCAAGAAGTTATAAAATTCAACATAATGTTTAGGGGCAAGAGTTATTGTGCTGGATGCACCTAGTTCAGTTAACTTATCTACGATAGTCTTTTTAGGAACAGCGTTGCGTTGACGCAGTTCAAGCGCCATTTCTTTTAAAAGTTTAGATGTTATGAGGAGTTCGGGTTCTTTTGCTTCTTCAACAGGTTCTTCAGCAGTTTCTTCTACTTCTACTTCTACAGGCTTTTCTTTTTTCTTTACTGCTTTAGGTTTTACTTGCTCGGCTAATTGTTCAATGGCTGTTTTCTTAGCGCTAGATGATCCGGCTCTACCTTCATCCCTATCTACTTTCATCGCTTTGTTCATTGCTTCGTGATGCTCAATATCAGTGATGCTTTCAACAGTTTCTTTATTATCTTCAATAATTGCAGGCGCTAAAGTTTCATCAAGCGTTTTGACAACATCCTCAAGTCTGAATTTGAATGCAGTTGATTGCTTAGTTAGCGTTTCATGAATACCGTTACTGATTCCAGATTTGATAATTTCATCCGTTTGCACTAAGCGCTCTGCCACTTCATGCAATAACTCATAGCTAAACTGGGTGTTTGTGCCATGTATTAATGAGAGTGAAATGAATTCACCAAGTTGGGTGTTTGTAAGGTTTGTTAAATCATTCATTGTGTTTTTCCTCTGTTGTTGTAAAATGAGAGTCAATCTTAACTTAACTCACAAAGAGATGCAAATGGAAAATGAAGAATTTTATGACGGTGTGTCCGTTGACGATGTGGTGCAGTGGTTTGGCGGTGAGCAGGTTGTGTTAGCAAAGAAGTTGGGTGTCACTAAAGCAGCGGTGTCGTATTGGGTAACTGAAGGAAAGATACCGGCAAACAGGGCGATACAGGTTGAGCAATTAACCGATGGGGCAATTAAGGCAGTTGATTTACCAATAATTAAAAGATAACGAGGATTGTTTATGGTGGAGTCTACTAAAACGTACCGCATAAGTCGCGGGGATAAGAACAGCGCTGTCTGTCGCAATGTGGAGGTGACATGGGAGCGAATTTGCACGGTACTTGGTAAGCACAAAGTTGCAAAGACCAAAGAGCAGGAAGGCTGGTTCTGTGGCGGTGGGTTCAGTGGTGGTTATCGCAACACGGAGAACCTGCTTGGGCGTTCGCTTTTGACCATTGACGTTGATGAATGCGCAATGACTAAAGGAGAGATTGAGTTTGAGCTGGAGATGACAGGCTTTGCGCTGGTTGCGTACTCAACATGGCGTAGTACAGATAACGCTAATCGCTTTCGTATAGTGTTACCACTGTCACGGGAGGTCAGCGCGGAGGAATACGTTGCCGTGATGCACTGGTTCGCGTCGGAGTTTAGCAGTTTTGTTATTGATGATAGTGCTTTTAAGCCTGCTCAGTTTATGTATATGCCAAGTGTTAGCGCTGGTTCGATTGAGTCGGCTTTCGTGATGGTGATGGAAGGCAGTGAGGTTGATGTGGATGTAGCGCTTGCCTTTCCTGTTGAAAAGCTGGTGCAGGGAACTGTCAAGGAATATTTGACAGTTGAATTTGATGTGGATGATGACGCGGATGATATGCAAGGACTCTCGCTTGCACTCGCGCATGAACCCATTGATGTCAGTGATGCACTGGTTGAAGCTAATCTCGATGCACTGGTTGAAGCGGCAGGTGATTACTCGACGTGGATTACCGTCGGGCAGGCATTGCATCATCAATATAGAGGATCGGATGAGGGTAAACTTCTTTGGCTTCACTGGTCTGCTAACTCGGATAAGTTCAACGCGGCAGATATTGACCGCAAGTGGCAATCATTCAAGACGGAAAAGAAAGTGCGCCCGTTGACGTTTGCCACAGTGATTAAGATGGTCAAGGACAGCGGAGTAAGTGTTGGGGAGATTGTCGAGAAGCAGGTGAAAGAAATCTTTGTCACTGGGTCGGAAGGTCTGTCGGTTGATAATGACAGGGCATATGAGGATGTGCGCAATAAGTTGCGTAAATTACCACTCAGCGCGGTGACATTAACCAAGCGTCAGCAAATCGCACAGGACATTTACGACCGTTGGGGTAAAGGTGAGGGGATGACGAAGTCGGCTATTGTGCGTGAGCTTTGCCCACCAAAGAAGGGCGGACTGGTAGTGGAGGAGATGCCGTCGTGGTTGAACAACTGGGTTTATGTACAACGACCAATGGAGTTTCATAACTTAAAGCATGGCTACTCTATCAAGCGCGAAGCCTTCAACGCGGAGTTTGATCGCATGGATGAGTGCGTCGCAGCGGAAAGATCGGCATCGTCGATGGCGCTGGTTGATTGGAAAATGGATACCGTCATCGATACCATGTATTGGGCGAGTAAGAACGATGGAATTTTCGTTAATGATAACGATGGACTGCGATATGTGAACTCGTATAAGAAACGCGGTGTGTTGCCATGTGAAGTGATGGACGACGATGGGTTGCGTGTTGTGGATATGATGCTCAAGCACTTGGAATTTACGCTGGTTGAACCTAAAGAAAGGGTGATACTGCTGGATTGGATGTGCCATGTTGTACAAAACATTGGTAGTAAAGTGAACTGGGCGGTACTTTTGCAGGGTACGCAAGGTGGGGGTAAAACATACTTTACAAAGATATTGCAGGGGATACTTGGGTCGAATGCCACGCAACTCGATCCGAAGCAATTTACGAAAGGAACGTTTTCGGGATGGGCGTATGGTTCAGTGCTGAATATCGTTGAGGAGATACGACTATCTGGTGATAACCGCTGGTCGATTATCGATACGATGAAGCCATACATTACAAACGAAACTATTCAAATTGAGGAGAAGTTTTCGAACTCTAGGACTGTTCCGAATTTCACGTCGTATTTTCTTTTAACTAATTATCAAGACGCTTTGCCGATTACAAACGGTGACCGTCGTTATTGTGTTCTGTATAGTCGATGCCAATCTGAGGAACATCTGTTTAATTTACTTGGCGGAGAACAACAAACCAATAAATACTTTGAGAAGTTGTTTTTAGAAACTGATCGACGGATGGATGCACTTTGCCATTACTTTATGAATCGGGTGATAAGTGCGGATTTTTCAGCGAAAGGGCGAGCGCCTAAAACCTTGTCGCGTGAAAAGATGATAGGCTATTCTGTGTCACATGAATTTGAAGAAGTGAAAGATTTGATCGCACATTATCACTGTGAGGTTATTAACGAAAACATAGTCGATATTACACTGCTTGGTAAACTTAATTTTGAGGAGTTTGATCCTGCCATTGCTAAACTTCCCAAGTCGTCGTCGGTGTTGACGCGCGTTCTTTTACAGATTGGTTACGAGAAAATACACACACGAATCAATATTCCTTGTGGCGACGGTGGGAGGAAAAAGCATACGATTTGGCGTAAAAGCACTGTGGACGAGTCGAGAGTTTGGCTTGAAGTAAAGAAACATTATGGGTTGATTTAAATTTGGGTGTCTCAGGTTTTAGTTAATTAACTTTAATGTGAGACACCTAAACTATGTCTCAGAGACACCTAAATTAAAATTGGGTGTCTCACCCTCTAGCCCTTATAAATACTGGTTTTTATTTCTATTGAGACAGGTGAGACAGGTAAATTAGTAAAATGGTTATTAGAAATATTTAATAGAAATTGGCTTATAAATTGAGTTATTTTTTATAAATATATAAATAGGAAATTGGGTGTCTCAGCTGTCCACCTGTCTCAGCAAAAAAAGCCGGTTAATTAACCGGCTAATATTTTATTCTGATTCTAGTCCGTGGTTTTTCGGATCATATTGCCTATGTCCAGCACGACCACCACAGCCTTCACATTGAACAAAAACATCCAAAACTTTACCGTCCTCATCGACGTATGTTTTTGCACCATCCATTGGGTTAAGTGGCGCTGTCATATCGCAACCGCAATCAAGGCATTTGTCGTAGGGCAGTGAACGGTATTTTTTGAATTCCATCATTGTGCGAATTGCTAAACTCACAAAAGCCGATTTTGATTTGAGTCCAGCGCTTTCAAGAAAATCAATTAAATCTCCCTGTATTGATAATTGATAATGTCTGGCTTTTTTACGCGGATCAATTTTAGGTCTACCGCGTGAAACTTTTAAGGCTTTAGGAACTTTTACTTTCATTGCCTTTTTAGTGAACAGCATTTTTAATCTCCCCGTACTCTGCTTCGAGTGATTTGTATGCAGTAACGTACTCTTTGTATGCTTGAAATAAATGAACATCTTCATCGTAAAGCATTTGAAGGTAATCACTTGGCAGTGATTGGATGTACTCTTTATATGTCATCATCATGTTTATTCTCCCCAAATCACAATTAGTTCAGCAACAAAAACAACAGTGAAAATTGCTGTAAGGATTGAGCCAACTACTACGTCATAAAATGTATTCATTTTTATATCTCCGGTTAGGTTAAAAGTGCAATAGCGCACTGCATAGCGCCTTAAAAATAAGGCGCTACACGCTAAACTATTCCCAGTCGCTGTAATCTTCTAGCACGTCAACTACACGCCCGCTAACGTCGATTAATGCGCTGTTAGCATCGTAGATTTGCGCGTGGATCATATCGCCTATATCTTTGCGGCTTTCGCTACGAACGACGGTATCGTTATCAAGTAATAAAGTAATCATTTCTATAGCTCCCGTTAATAAATTGTTTCATAGCGTATTGCTAAATTTGCATTGCTAATTGAATGGTGAATTTGAAAACCACATTCTTCAATGCTTGTAAATTCACCGAATCTTTTTTCATGCCATTTTAAAAAATTCAATATTCGCATTGCGTGTCTTTTGTTTGAAAAGCAACAAACACACTTACCATCAAACATTAGCGCGTGTTTAAGCACTTTGTTTGATGCAATTAATTCGATAGTAAATTTATTCATTTTGTATTCTCCAGTTAAATGTAATCTAGTTCTTTGGCAATACGTCTAAGCGCTGTTTCGATATGGTTATCATCAAGATACCGATAAAGAAAATCGGTAGCGGTAAAGTGTAGTTTTGCAGCTCGGAACAGTCCCCAAATGAAAAACTTTTCTTTGTTCTTTCCAAGATCGTTTGCTTTGAATGCCAGCATTTGATCGCGTGGCAATGCTTTGATAGCGTCTTTCATCATGTTGTAGTGTGCTTGTTTCATTTTCATGCTAATTTCCCTGCTTTGTAATCACGAATGTGCTTTTTAGCAATGTCTTTTGATTTGGTTAATACTACTAAGCCGCACGGAAAGCAAACAGACATGATAAGCTCTCCGTTATAAACAGCGCCACAAATATACTCGCCTTTGTAGAATACACTCCAGCTTGAATGAATTAGTGTTGTTTGGCGACGTGCCGCCAAGGTTTTTTGATAAGTTTTATTTAATTTCATTTTATATCTCCAGTTATTTTGCGATTTCGTTAATGTAAATTGTGTCGTTGTGGCTATAGCACAATCTGCAGTCATTACATTTTTGATGACAATTAATTGTTACGTTAGCGCTTAAATCTGACTTCTTATGCGCTGTGAAAACTTTGTCATAGCCAGCAGGCAGTTTGTCGATTTTGTTCATTTTTGTACTGCTGTGGATCAAAATCACGTTAGCTGGTTTGCTAACCATGTCTAAAACTCTTTTGATTAAATCTTTGCGTTTAGTCCAGAATCCGAATGTGGTTTCGGGGTTTTTACGCGCAAGATTAAAATAGTTTAAAACGTGAATTTCGTTATGAACTTCACCAAATGAATCGAATCTTGCAATTGCAAAATTTAATCTCGGTAACTCAACATCTAAAAGAATACGTTTATATAAATCGGCATTGCGTTCTAATGCCGATATTAACTTTGGATAACGCTTTTCAGTGTTAATTGAATAACATCTGGTGCAAACCACTGTTTTGTCTGCTGATCCATTCATTTTGAGACAAAATGGGTTGCTGCTCGCGGGAGTGTTAAAAGAAGGAATGTTCTCCATCTTTGCTGTTCCCATCGTCATGTGAAGTTTGAAAGTCATGTTAATTCTCCGGTTTGGTTAGTGTAATAGCGCACTGCATAAAGGCTTAAAGGTGTAAGCCTTTACACGCTGAACTATTTGTTTACCGCGTTAGATAGTTCCTCTATCTCTTTTAAATTAGCAGTAAAAAGATTTAAAAAACCAACAGGCTTTTCATAATCCCAAATGCCACCTGCATCTCGGTAATTACAGAATTCGCCAAATTTAAGACGGTACACACCATAAAAAACAGGGTAAAAGTCCCCGTCCATTTCTTCAATCATTTCGCCTCTGATTGAAACAAGTTGGTCGTCAATGATTGCTTGTGCAAGCTCTTGCACAATTTCCCATTTGTCGGCAGGTGCTAATTCATTAAAGGTATTTTTGTCGCTGATAAAAAATGTATCACTCATGGTCTTATCTCCGGTTTGGTTAAGGTTTAACGCTGTGTTTTGCGTTGGATATAGAATAATTCATCTAATTTTATTAATCAACAATATTATTTTAGTTAATTAGTTTTAATAATATTGTTTAGCGTAAAATTAATAGTCTATTTTGCTATGTGTTTGATTTAATTGAAGAAAACTGAACAATAGCGAATCGCTATTATCATTTCAGCCTTCCCGCAACACTTGCCGACAGGCTTCAATCCTTGCATCCTCTGCGGCACAAATCAGCAGGCACAAAAAAGCCT